GACCTGTGGGACAAGCAGGCACCGGCACGCGTCCACAAGGACGGCGACGCTGAGAAGCCCGCTAAGGCTCCCGCGGCGAAGAAGAAGACACCTGCGGCCAAGAAGGCCAAGACGGCCTCGTAGGGGCGTCTGGGGCGTCTGGTGGCCGACTACACCTCGAGAACGACCGTGAAGGAGTACCTGGGCATACCGTCGGGTACGGCCACGGAGGACGATGCGATCGACGCCGCCCTGGCAGCTGCCGAAGACGAGGTCGACAACATCTGCGGGCGCACGTTCGTGGTGCCTGGCTCGGCGACAGCGAAGGTGTTCGAACCGACGAACGGCGTCGTAGTCGAGGTCGACGACATCGCCCAGACCACGGGCCTCGTTGTCAAGACGGACACCGCCGACGACGGGGCCTACGACAAGACGCTGACGCTGACATCGGAATACGTCATCGAGGGCAACGCCGCTCCGTACCGCATCATTCGCCGCGTCGACGGGTCGACGTTCCCCAGGTACATGTCCGATCGCCCCACTATCGAGGTCACCGCCTATTGGGGGTACGCGATGGCCGTTCCAGGGCCGATCGTCCAGGCCGCCACGGTCCTGTCGGCGCGCCTGTACCAGCGGCGCAGCTCCCCGCTGGGGTTCCAGGCGGGCATGTCGACCGAGTTCGGCCCGGTACGCATCAGCCGCATCGACCCGGACATCCGCACGCTGCTCTACGGCTACCGCCGCATCGGCGTCGCATGAGATGGCCGACTATGCAGCGATCCGCGACGGCCTCAAAACAAGGCTCGAAACCATCAGCGCCCTCACGGTGGTTTACGACAATGTTCCAGATCGCGTCGTCGTCCCGTGCGCGGTGGTTGCACCCGGCAGTCCGATCGCCCAATACCACCAGTCAGGCAACGATTCCGGGGCGCTCACCCAGTTCAACTTCGACGTCATCGTCCTCGTGCAGCACTGGGAACCAAACGCCGCCCAGGACAGGATCGACGCAGTGATCTCGGGCGCGGGATCGGTCGAAACGGCCATCGAGGGAAACAAGGTCCTGGGCGGTGCTGCGTCGACGTGTCAGGTCGCCAGATGCCTTGACTACGGCCGAATCCTGGTCGCCGACACCGAATATTCAGGAGCACGATTCACCGTGGAGGTGTACGCAAGATGAGCAAATACAAGGTAATCGGAAATCACAAAGTCGCAGGTGTTGAACCAGGCGGTTCACTCACCGAAAAAGACCTCGAGGACTACGCCGTCGACGCACTTGTCGACGGCGGCCACCTTGCGGATACAACCGGCCCAAAGTCCACGAAAACGGAGGAATAAAACATGGCCGTATACATGGGAAACGACGCGAGCGTTACCATCAACAGTGTTGATCTGAGTGACCACATCGCCCAGATCAGCTTCACCGAGACGGCTGCAGAGCTGGACTCGACCGCCATGGGCGACGCGAATATCACCCGGATCGGCGGCCTCAAGGACGGCTCAGCCACGATCGAGTTCCACTCTGATTTTGCGTCGAGCGAGGTCTACGCGACGCTCAACCCGCTGCTCGGCACGACAACCACCGTCCTGGTGGTTCCGACGACAGACCCCGTCGCTGCGACGAACCCGTCAAAGTCCGTGTCCTGCCTGGTCACCGAGGTGCCCTTTGTCGACCACTCTGTCGGCGACCTGGCGACCATCTCGGTTACCTGGCCATTCAGCGGGGTAGTCACAACAGCGACCAGCTGATGATCGACCTGACGCTGACCGTCGAGCTCGAGGACGGAGAAAAGTGGCAGGTCCGTCCCAAGCTCGGGACGTTCATCAAGTTCGAGAGGCAATACAAGATGCCTGTCTCGACGGCGTTCAACGAACCATCCCTCGAGCACCTCGCGTGGCTCGCCTGGGAGGCATCGCGCAAGGAAGGCCGGGCGGTGCCGCCGTTCGACAAGTTCGTCGACAACCTCGTCGACCTGGATCTGGAGAACGATGACTCCCCTTTAGTCGACACGGCCTGACTTACCACATCGCCGAGCTCGCCCTGGCGACTGGTCAGCCGATAACAGCCCTGGTGGATGCACCACCGGAGCTGGTGAAAGCACTCAGGGCGGCGCACAACGAACGGATGAAGGACCAGGAGCGTGCCCAGAAGAGCCGCAGTCGAGGTCGAAGGCGCTAGGCAGCTGCGTAAGGCCCTCGCCGAGTTGGGCGATGACGCTGTCGACGAGCTGAAGGCCGTCAACATGGAGGGCGTCGACATTGTGCTCGCGGAGGCCCTGACCCGCGTTCCGGTCAGGAGTGGCCGCCTGTACGAAACCGTTAGAGGTTCCGCAACCAAGACCAGGGGCACGATCCGCGCCGGATTCAAGAAAGTCCCGTGGGCAGGTCCGACGCACTTCGGGTGGCCCGCCAGGAACATCGAACCCAACCTGTTCCTGTACGACGCTGTCGACGAGCGCCGCGACGAGGTGATCGCCGTCTACAAGAAAAACATCGGCAAGCTCATCAAGAAGAACGGCCTCTGATGCCCAAGAAGTCGTCAGTCATCAACGTTGCAATCACCGGCGACGCGAAGAAGCTCAAGAAGACCCTCGACACGGCAGAGAGGCGCGTCGGCGCGTTCTCCGACAACGTCGGCCAGTCGATCGCCAGGGTTGGCTCCACCGTCGGCCTGGCGTTCGCAGCCACCGCCACCGCCGTGGCCACCAAGGGCGTCACCGCCTTTGCTGGGTTCGAGAAGGGCATGAACGAGGTCATCACCCTCCTGCCCGATGCAGGCGAGAAGGCGTTCGGGGAACTCGGCGACCAGGTCAAGGACTTCTCCAAGGAGTTCGGGGTTCTACCCGACAAGACCATCCCGGCCCTCTACTCGGCGCTGTCGGCCGGTGTCCCCAAGGGCAACGTGTTCGAGTTCATGGAGGTTGCCCAGAAGGCGGCCAAGGGCGGCGTCACCGAACTAGAGACTGCCGTCGATGCCCTGTCGAGTGTCGTCAACGCCTACGGCTCCGAGGCCATCGACGCCGCCGAGTCCTCCGATCTGCTCCTGACGGCGGTCAGGCTTGGAAAGACCACGTTTGAAGAACTGGCCGCCGAGGTGTACAAAGTCGCTCCGATAGCGGCCTCAGTAGGGGTGCCGTTCGAGAACCTGACCGCGTCCCTCGCGGTGCTCACAAGCCAGGGCGTGCCCACCGCCCAGAGTGCAACCATGCTCAAGGGTGCCCTCGCCGAACTCGCCAAGGAAGGCACCGCGGCCGACACGGCGTTTCGGGACTTCGCCGGGGAGGGCCTCGCCACCTTCCTGGCGGGCGGCGGCACGTTCGAGGAAGCCATCATGGGCCTGGCCACCCAGGCAGAAACCGCTGGCATCTCGGTACTCGACCTTTTCGGAAGCGTCGAAGCCGGGCAGGGCATCCTGTCGCTCACCTCCGACGGCGGTGCCGCCTTCTCGTCCGTCCTGGCCGAGATGGGCGACTCGGCAGGCGCTACCCAGGCCGCCTACGAGACGATGGACACCGGCCTGTCGGCCAACTTCGACAAGATCAAGGCCAACCTCTCGGTGCTCGCCATCGACATCGGCGAAAAGGTCGCCCCGGTCGTGGAGCGTGTCAGCGAGTTCCTCCTGGAAGGCTTCGAGAAACTCAAGGTCATCATTCCCGAGGTGAAAGAGGTAGTGCTGAAGTGGGCCACCATCATCCGCCTCCGCGTCACCCCCTACTTCAAGAAGTTCAGCGAAGCCATCTCCAAGGTCGTGGACTGGGTCCGCACGTTCATCAAGGAGAACCCGCACTCGGCCCTGGCCGCCCTCGGGGTGCTCATCGCTGCAGTGGTCATCCCGGTCGTCTTTGCCTTGGTCGCCGCCATCGCTGCCCTGTTTTCCCCGGTCATCCTCATCGTGGCTGCCATCGCCGCCCTGGCCGCCGGGGCCGTGTACGCATACGAGCACTTCGAGACCTTCCGCAACATTGTCGACACCGTTCGGGACTGGTTGGTGAACACCCTGTGGCCCGCCATGAAAGTGGTGGGCGAGGGCATCAAGGATGCCTTCTGGGTCGTCGTTCGGTTCTTCCAGAACGACTTTGTGCCCATCGTCGAGGGCGTGGTCGAAACCATGACCACCATATGGACGACGCTGGCCGACTTTTTCACGACCTACGTCCAGCCGATCATCTCGGCGGCCATCGGTGTCATCATGGACGTGGTGGATTCACTGTGGACGACCGTCCAGGGTGTCTACGACCTCCTCAAGGGGCTCTTCACCGGTGACATGGCCCTCCTGTGGGAGGGCCTCAAGACGATGATCGCCGGAGTGGTCGGCCTCATCATCGACCTGTTCATCAAACTCCCCATGGACATCCTGAACGCCTCTAAGCCACTGCTCGGCAAGTTCGCCCTGATCGTGTCCGACTTCACCGTCTACCTGTTCAACAAGATCCTTGACCTCATCAAGGCAATCCCCGGCAAGATCGTCGAGTTCATGGCCGCCGTCGGGGCCGACATGCTCCAACTGGGCAAGGACGTCGGCGGGTGGCTCCTCGACGGCTTCCTCGATGTCATCACAGGCGCAGCCTCGGCAGTCGGTAACGCCTTCAAGGACCTGATCCCCGACTGGGTGCCTGGGTGGATGAACCCGTTCGACGGCGGCGACAAGAAAACCTCGAACCGTCGCACGTCATCGCTGCGCCAGGCCACGACAGCCGCCGCGCAGAGCTTCCCGACGGCATTACCGGGCTCGAGCTCCGCGATGCACGTCGCCGGTATGGCCGAGATGATCGGCAACCGGGCAGGCAAGTGGGCCGAAACGACGAGGATACGCCCAGGCGGCTCGATCGCTAAGGGCATGCAATGGATACCTGACGTGGGCAACCTCCCCGACCAGCTGATTCCGGGCGCTTCGTACAACACGGGAAGCGGCAGCGTTGTCGTCAACGTCGCCGGGTCGGTCACCACCGAAGCCGAGCTCGTCGAGAACATTCGCCAGGGGCTACTCAAGAGCCAGCAATCCGGTAAACAGCTGGTGCTCTGATGCCACCAGCGCCGACGCTCACCGTGACGCTGCGCTACGCGGGCGGGCCGAGCTTCGGGCCGACCCTCGAGCTGGGTTCCGCGGTCGCCACCCTCGGCACAGGCGTGTTCGGCACGTCCACCAACGACCCGATCGACATCACCTCCGCGGTGCAGGCCGTGACGATCCGGCGGGGCCGCACCAGGGTGCTCGACAAGTTCGAGGCAGGGGTCGCATCGTTCACCATGATTGACACGACCGGGGCGTTCGACATTGATGCCGGAACCGACGGCACGCCCAAGCCGATGCTCCAGGTTCGCATCGCCGCGAACTACAACGGCGCAGACCGGTACCTGTTCTCGGGATTCACCCAGGAGTGGGACTACCGGTGGCGAAGAGGCGTCGACGCGTCACTGATCACCGTTACCTGTGTGGATGCGTTCAGGGCGTTCACACTGTCCGAGGTGGATGCCATAGCGGGCACCTCCGCAGGTCAGACCAGCGACGCACGCATCGACGACATCCTCGACGACATCTCCTGGCCGACAGCGGTGCGCGACCTCGACACCGGCAACACGACGCTCGTCGACGACGACGGCACGACGCGCACGGCCCTTGCGGCGATGCAGGCCGTCAACGCGGCCGAGATGGGCGGCTTCTGGATCGACACCAACGGCGACGTGCGGTTCATGAGCCGCCACAACGCAATAAAGACCGGGAAGGGCACCCCTACCGAGTTTGACGACGACGGCACGAACATCGACTACCAGGGCATCGACTTCGAGATGGATGACCAGGTGCTCATCAACTCTGCGTCGATAACGCGAGCTGGTGGAAGCGCACAGACAGCGTCGAACGCGGCGTCGATCACGGACTATTTCCTGCGGTCGTACAAGAAAACCGGGATGCTAATGCAGGATGACACGCAGGCCAAAGATCACGCTTTGTCGATAGTTGCGGCGAGGAAAGATGCCGACATAAGGGTGAAAAGCATCACGCTCGACCTGTCCGAGGATGTAACGGCCCGCGTCGAGGCCGGACTGGACCTCGACTTCTTCTCACCAATCAAGGTAACCAGGACAGCTCCAGGGTCTAATCGCGTCACCCGTTCACTGGTCGTCCAGGGTGTCGAGCACCAGATTTCGCCTCAAAGATGGAGCACTACACTCATGACGGCTGAGCCCATTGCTGACGGCTTTGTGCTCGGAACAGACAAGCTCGGGACTGGCGTCCTGGGCTATTAGGAGGAAGACACCGTGACCTACAAGGCCGACTGGAGCACCGGGGACATTCTCACCGCCGCGCAGCAAAATTCGCTCGCGGAGCAGGCCGTTTCGAGGTTCGCCGATGCGTCGGCCCGCAACGCTGCGATCACGTCGCCGACCGAGGGGCAGGCGTGCTGGCTGAACGACACCAACGAGCTGCAGATTTATGACGGCTCCAGCTGGAAGCCGCTCCTCGACACTGACACGTTTTCGGTTTCGTCGGGCAACTACACGATCTCGACGGACCTGACAGTTTCGGGCGACGTGACCATCCAGACACTGGACATGGACACAATCGTCGAGGGCGACGTGATCTACGGCTCAGGGGCCGACACTCTCGCCCGCCTCGCGAAGGGCTCCGACGACGAGGTGCTCACCCTCGCTTCGGGGGTTCCGTCCTGGGCGGCCGCCTCCGCTGGGGTCACATGGTCGGGGTCGACCGCCAACGGGATCGGCACCTACGGGTCGGCTTCGTCGGTCGTCGCCGAGTCGACAGCCACCTACGACGGAACGACGCTGGAACTCACGACTGCGGGCGGCGGCCTCAAGCTTGACGACCTCGACAGCGCTGACGCGAACACGCTCGATTTTTACGAGGAGGGCACATTCACCGCTACCCTGACCCTGGGGTCGGGCACCGCGGCGTTTAGCAGTGGCGAGGACCTCTGCGCGTACACGAGAGTCGGGCGGGTTGTCCACATTTCCGGCAACTGCGGAGTGGCGAGCGTGTCGACACCGTCGGGGATCTGCTACGTCTCCGGCCTCCCTTTCACCTCAGCCGACCTGGCCGAGGGAGCCGGTTACACGAACTCATCGAGCAGCGTTTCGTCCCTGGGAACGGCAACAACAAACTATCAAGCAGTGTGCGGGACTGTGATCGAGGCGTCGACGACCATGCTGCTGCGAGCCCAAAACGGCGGTACCGCAATGCAGAACATCGGCGCGCTGTTACAAGGTGGATCATATGTCCACGTCGGCGGCTCCTACATCGCCGCCTAACGCCCAAGGAGGCATAAAAAATGGCACTATCCAAAACCGTACTGGTCGACAAAATCGAAGTTCTCGAACGCGCGCAGGTGCAGGTCCGTACCGCGACCGTCATCGCTGAGGACGGCGTCGAGTTGTCGCGTTCATTCCACCGCCACGTTCTCGAGCCGGGTGATGACACCACCGGCCAGGATGATCGCGTCGTCGCTGTCGCAGATGCGACATGGACGGCTGCGGTGCTCACCGCGTGGGAATCCTTCGTCGCCGAACGCGACGCGAATGTCCCGAGCTGACGACCTCGAGCTCCTCGAGGGCTACCGGGACGACGGCAACGAGAACGTCGCCGACCTCGACCCGTTGCTCGTCTGGCGGCTCGCGTCGGCGTACCGCACCAGCGACCTCGTCGCCGAAAAAATCACGATCGAGTCAGGCGTCAGAACCGTCGCCGAGCAGGAATACCTCTACGACCGGTACCGGTTCCACGGCGGCGTGCTCGCAGCGAACCCGGCGCGCATCATCGGCACCGGATCAGGCGGCACCTGGAAAGGCTCGTACCACATGGCCCAGGCGTCGGGCCTCGGGTATGCCGTCGACCTCACGCACCACGGCCTGGCCTCCTGGTCCGACATCACGAAGGTGCTCAAGGGGTGGGGATTGCATCGAACGGTCGACGGGGAGCCCTGGCACTACATGGCACAGACCGTCGACGGTCCCCTCGAGGGGCCGTTCCCAGAATGGTGGAAAGGCGAACAGCCCGTGGAAGATGACACAGTCGACTGGCTTCGAACAGTGGAGGCGATCCTGCACGCAGGCGACCAGGTGGCGGCCAACCCTGTCCGCAAGGGCAGCCGCGGTGACGAGGTCGCCATCATCCAGGCGCACCTCACCCTGGCCGGGTTTCCCCTCGGGACGGTCGACGGCATCGCCGGCAAACGAACCGACAAGGCGATCGAGGACTACCAGGCACTGAACGCGCTAACCATCGACGGCATCGTCGGAATCAACACCTGGAACAAGTTGTGGAGGACAACATGAGAGACATCCTGACCAGGGCAGGCAAAACATGGCTGCAGACGTTCGTCGGCCTGCTGGTCGCCTCGTGGGCGTCCCGCACCATCAACATCGAGACACTCGACCCACTCCAGGAGCTCTCCACGATCGCCGGGTTCGCGTTCGCGTCGATTCCGGCGGCCGTGAGCGTCCTGCAGAACAGCCTCAAGTTGGCGAAGCCCGGTGCCTGAGCTTGTCGCCTCGATCGGGATCATCGCAGCTGCGACCATCTCGGCCATCTCCGCGGTCCTGGTCGCACGGCTGCGCCTCGACTACCGGAACCAGAACGGCACGCAGGCCGTCCAGGTCGACCTACTCCGCGAGATCAACCGCCGTACGACACGCATCGAGGACCGTGTCAACGACCACGCGGAACGCATCGCCACCATCGAGGGCCGACAGGACTCGCGACCGTGTGAAAAATGATCTCCCCAGCAGATGGCTTCGCAGCTGGTAACGATCTCCCCAGCAGATAGGCGCAATAGTGGAACGAGCTACAAAGCTCATCGCCGCCGTTGCAGCGTTGGCGGTTGCGTTGGGCGGCCTCGCGGCAGCGTTCGGCTTCGGCGGCGAACCCGCTCCGACCGGCACCCTCATCATCCTGAACAGCCCGGAGGCATACGCGAACTTCCTCGAGTCGCACCCCGGCTGACCTAGCATCCCTCGGCCGACTTGACACGTGCGGTATCTTCCAAACCGCAAACAACAAGACCGTGGGGGTCACATATGGACATCGTCCGAGTTGCCGAGAAACTCAAGGCGTTTCGAGAAGCGCACCCGCCGACCGAATACGCAATTTTGCAAGATTTCGCCGAAGACGTGGTCGGCTCCACGTCCAGGGTGACCGGCCATTGCCGCATCGTCGCCGTCGACACGGGCGCGGTGCTCGCCGAGGCGTACGGCACCAGGGCTCTTCGTGAGCCCGTACCAGGCGCACAAGGGCACAGGGACACCCGCGACCCGGACAGGGCCATGACACAGGCCCTGGGGAGGGCTCTGGGGCTGTTCGGCTACGCCGATGCGAACGGCATCGAGGGTGACACCGACGAAGCCGACGAAACGGGCATCCAGCGGGCAGCTCCACCGCCGCACCCGCCGAACCCGGCGACCCTCGCCAAGGAGAAACTCCGCGGCCTCGGGACTTACGTCGACACCTACGCACCCGCACCGATGATGGAGGCGGCGGGCCTCAAGGGGGTGCTCAACGACCTCGACGAGCCCGACCGAAAAAAAGTGAAGGCCGCCCTCGAGGCGGCGGGTCTGCCGACCACCCTGCCGGACCAGATGACTCCGGAGATGTTCGACGAGGTGGAAGCCCTGGTCGACAACCTCGACGGCGCATCGTGAACGCACCTCGGGCAGTCGCCCGCAGAACAGACCCGGACACGTCCAGGGAGGCCGCTGACAGCCTCGGCGACCTCACCGACCTACAGGTCAGGGTGCTCAACCTGCTCGACGAGGTCGGGGCCGCCACAGACGAAGCCCTCGTGGATGCCTACGAGGCCCGTTTCGGCCAGGTCAGCCCGAGCACCGTGCGAACGCGTCGCCGGGAGCTGCAGGACGCCGGAGCGGTCGAGGTTGTCGCCTACGGACAGACGAAGGGAGGACGCAAGTGCCGCGTGTACCGGGCAAAAGCGTCGACGCCCTCTCTGGGGTTGTAACCGAGGCGCAATGGCAAACAACGGTCGTAGAAGCCGCGGAGCTGTTCGGCTGGTGGGTCTTTCACGATCACGACAGCCGACGCAACCAGGCCGGTTTCCCAGATCTGTGCCTGATCCGGCCTCCACGCGTCATGTTCCTCGAGCTGAAGCGGGAGACGGGGAAGTTGACGAGAGCCCAGAGCGAGGTGCTCGGAATGTTGGCCGAGTGCCCAGGGGTCGAAACAAGAGTCGCACGGCCGTCAAACTGGTCGTCGCTGTGTGGGTGGCTGTCATGACCATGTCATGCACAACCGAGGCGGTCGGCCCGTCCATAGCCGAACCGTTGCCACCTCGGGAGGGGCCGGTGGGGTGCGTTGAGCCGCCGTCGCAGGCATTGGGGCCATCGGCGAGCGCGTCAGCGCCTGTTCATACCCCGCTGGTCCTTCCGACTCGGCCGACCCGGGGGGACACAGTGATATCAATTCCGCCGACCACGACCGAGCGGCCTTTGGTCGCTGATGAGGACGTGACACCGGGACCGACCGAGATAGCGCCGATGCCGGTCGAATACGTCCTGGACTGGCGGCCCGAGGTGTCGGTGTGGTTCCGCGCCGCCGACGTGGACCGGGTGCTGCACATAATCGCCTGCGAGAGCTCCGGGAGGTGGAACGCGGCCTCGAAGCGCCCCGCGAACAACGGGATGCACGCTCAGGGCCTCATGCAGCACCTCGATGGTTACTGGCCCTCGAGGTCCAAGGCCGCCAACGAGGCCGGTTACACGAACTACGGCGACATCTGGTCGCCATCAGACCAGATCGCCGTTTCGGCGTGGCTGGCGTACAACACGCCGCAGGGCTTCGGGCACTGGGTGTGCGACAAGGGGGAAATATGACAACCGACGACAATATTCACCGTCTGACGAGGATGCCGAGGTCGATTCAGGAGATGTTCCCGGCGGCCTCGGTGGGAGTCGTCCTGGGCTCCGACACTCACGGCCAGGAGCGCCATCCCGGTGAGGGCGATGCGTGGATCATCGCAAATGCCGACGGTGTGCGCCTGGCGGTCACCGGTCGAGGCCAGTTCATCCAGCTGGACGAACGAAGCGCCAAACAGCTCATTTCGGCCCTCACCGAGGCTCTGAACATGCACAAGCTACGGGGTGGACCAGATGTGGAGTAGGTCACATATGGGCCACATGGGATGTTCCATAAATCGTCTACTCATTTATGGAACACCGACCTGGAGTGGATCATGAGCCTTCAGGCAATGGGGTGGGTGATCTCAGAGTCGCCGTATCGGGGGTCGGCGTTCCTGGTGCACCTGATGATCGCCGACGTGGTCAACGACCAGCACGACTTCGAGTTCTGGATGTCCAACGACCGCCTCGCCCAGAAGGCCCGCATAAGCCGCCAGACGGCGAACCGCTCGGTGCGCCGCATGGTCGACGACGGCTTCCTGGTACCTGTCGCAACGGAACGCTCCGGCAACGTCCGCTACCGCTTCCACATGCCGTCCACAGGGGCCTGTGAACAACCAGAAAAGGTGTCTCAGGATGCGACAGCAGGTGTAACAGGAGGCGACACAAAACAGAAGAGAACCCAAAGAGAACTCAAATATGAAGGTGTAACAAATGGCGACACCTGTCAGCGGGTCCTCACGTCAGCCGAAAACGCCCGCGAAGCCCGAAAGGCCCGAACCAGATGACAACATACGACCAGGACTACCTCGA